GTTGAATGAAACTTATTCATCTCTCTAGCTTCTCTTACAAGTTTAGCTAAAGGATGAGTACAATTTAACAACCAATTGGATGTAAAGCTAGGGGCTTTTGTTTTTTCTGTTCGATCATAAGGTATTTTGAGTGCGTCAAAAGCTTTCGCTAAAGATACTGCTGCCCATATCTCTACATCAATTCCTGTTAAACCTTTGATTTCTTTAATTTTTTTCTGTTCTTCTTGAACAAAAACTTTTTTCATTTTATCTGCTTTATCTAAATCAACTCTGATTCCATGTTCTCTCATTTCAATTAGAATAGGTAGCAATTTAGTTTCCATATCAAATATGGTTTGTAAGTTTTGAGTTTTTATTTCTGTTTCAAATTTTCTCCATAACTTCAAAGTTAGTTCAGCATCTTGCTCTGCGTATTCTCCAACAAAGCTTGCAGGTAATCTCCACAAATCTGCTTTAGCATCTAAACCCCATTCCTCTGCTTTTTCTCTTAATTTTGTTTCTACTTTAACTTCACCTAAATACTCTGCAGACAATGCATTTAAAGAATATCCTCTTCTGTTTTCATCAATGATAGCTCCAGCTAACATTGTATCAATAATTCTTCCATTCACTTTGATACCCATAGCTCTACACCAACCGATATCATAAGAGGCATTATGACAAATCTTGTCTGCATCTGATGCCATTATCTTTGCAAACCATTTTAAAGTCATGCTAGGATCTAGATTAGGACCTTTCTCGTGTGCAATAGGAAAGTAACCTTTGAATCCATCTGCAGCTACAGCAATTCCAACTACCTCTCCATTTTTTGTTGCCCAACCTGGGCCTTTTTGTTTTATGTCTGGATCTCTTGTTTCTAAGTCAACTGCAATAACAGACCTGTTGGTTAAGTCTGGGTATTCGGTGGGCGGTGTCCAGTCGCTTTCAGTCTGTGTAAATGTAAGTTCAGTAGTCATTATTGCTCCTTATAATATAATTGATCTAATTCTAAAGTAGTTACTTTAGGCAAAGTTTTATTTACAAATAAAAAATCTATCGCCATTAATTTTCCATTAATAAAGAAACTATCTACGTCAAAAACTTTAAAATTACAATTTGCCATGTAATTAATGTAATGTTCAAACAAAGGAGCTCCTACATTATTATGATGAACAGGACACTCTAATTGTACAAACTTTGTTTGTTTAAATAAATCTAACGAACCCTCTATAATTTCTAATTCTGCACCTTGCACATCCATTTTAATTACTTCGTAAGTTTGATTCGGTACAATGTCTTTTAAAGGTTTAACAGTCACCTTTTGTTTTTTAAATTTTGCATTGGAATTTTCATCGTATAAAGAGTTACCTGTATCTGCTAAGTCATTCTGACTAAAATTAAATTCTCTTTCTTCTAGTTTTTCTCCTACAATCTCTTGATAAAAAGTTCCTAGTATTTCTAATTTTTCTTTAAACTTGTGGTTAGGATCTATCAAATAACAGTTTGCATCTGGATAAATTAATTTAAGTTTAGCTGTCCACGATCCTTTGTAGCAACCCACATCAATGGCATTATTTATTTTAACTCCATGATTTTTTAATCTTTTATATAAATTAGTGTGAGCTTCTATTGGTCCTTGCATGCATCCTTTCGCATTTGCTCAATCTCTAATTCACAATAATGTATTATTTTTTTTAAATCTTCTATTCCGTTTTTATCCTTATATCTCACCACGTATTTAATTACATTCCCTTGAAAGAAGGAAAGATTGTTTTTTGTAATAAATTCATAGGGCTGAATATTATGTTTAGAGTAATGATCTCCTCCTTCTTGTCTGTTAGATGGAAACACTCGTTCAAGATCTTCTTTAGTGGTCATTGTTTACGCTCCTTTTATAGTTAGTAAATATTTTGCCCATAGGGAAATAATACTCATGATTAGTACATAAAAAATGAAGAGTTCTCTTTGCTCTAGTAACCCCCGTATACCAAACACGAGCTTCCGCCATTCGTTCCAAACCATTTTTTGTAACGAAGTTAGATGGCCAATTAGCTTTTTCATAAATAAGAACATTTTCTGCTTCTCCTCCTTTAACAGAATGAATTGTATCAATAATAATATTTGCTTTATTTGTAGTCTGTATGTTCTTCTTTAACATAATTTCAAAATAATCCAAGTCTTTTCCTGTAAATTTACGGTTTAATACTTTCCACCAATCTTTTTGATTTGACTCTAATCCACAAGTGTACAGTCTTTCTAAATTTAAAGGTTCATTAGGATGTATATCTTGCCAAGCTTTCGAATCAGTTTTCCTCCATCCTCTTTGAATTTCTGTTATGAAATCATAAAGCACTCCTACTTCTTCTTTGATTAAAGTTTCTCCTTGAATTAATTTTATCCAATAGTTAATTGCGTTCCATTTATTTAAATTAAAAGATTTGTTACCTCTCATGTCTTGAAAATACAGTCCTTTGTTTCTAGCCATCTCTTTTAATTCATTTACACAATCTCCTACTCTACCAAGTATTAACCAATCTCCAGTAAAGTTATCAAAAGGTATTTCATTAAACTTAGACCAACGTTCTATAAACCCTTTAGATTGATTAGAAGTAAATTCTTTTTCTTGTCTAATAGGAATTAACTGTAGTATTTCTTCTGATAATTTATGTACATCTATATTTAATCGGTATGATTTTTTAAGAATAAATGTTTTGCCAGGGTAAGTTAAAAACGATTGTACATCTGCTCCGTTCCATTCATAGATAGCTTGATCATCATCTCCTGCTAAATAAATTCTACCAGCTTTTTCAGCTAACTTAGATACAAACATCCATTGTAAAGGAGTTAAGTCTTGTGCTTCGTCTACAATAACTACCTTATAAGATTTAGCTTCTACTTCATGTATGTATTTATAAACCATATCTGTAAAATCTATTCTATGATCTTTTTTAAATGCTTCGTAATTTCTAACTATATCTTTATACTGCTTGAATCTTGCGCGTTTAACTTTTTCCCTGCGATAGCCTTCGTCTGGATGAATTAATAAATTTCTAGACTTATCATAAATTCGTAAAGACCAATTGTTGAATATCTTTATGTTAGCATCATCTTCAGACATCGTTGCACTGACTGTACCAAAGGTAGTATGAAACTCTAACATGTCCGTTCTAGGATCTAACACTTGAGTATTTCGTAAATGCTGTTTGCAAAAAGAATGAATAGTTCTAAAATTATTAAAATCTTCTTCTTTATAATTTGTAAATTTTTTTAAGATTCTAGATACCGCTTCGTTAATGGCTTTGTTCGTAAAAGAAACATAAACCATTTCCCATGGCTGCACTCCTAAGCGCAACCATTTTTCCATGATCTTTATTAGTCTAGTTGTTTTCCCTGTACCTGGTGGACCAAATATTTTAAAAGTTTTATTGGTTATCTGGGTCAAAGGCAGGGAGTTTTTTGTCAAATTTGACATTACGATCCTTTATATCATCTAAAGTTGGTTTAGGTATTTTCCAAAGTCTAGCTTTATATTCTTTATGTTGCCTAATATATTCAGCACCATTATCAATTAAAAGCTCCTTTACTTCAGATGGTTTTAAGTTTTGACCCTCTTTCTTTAAAAACTTTTTAAATACTTCTGCTCTGAAGAATAAGAAACCTTCTTCTTCATAAACATAATCTGTTTGAGTTTGACTGATATGATCTGCAACCTGGTTATCATCAATAAAGTTTTTAAATAAATATTGAAACTCATCTTTATCATCATCTGTAAAGTCATATCCTTCTACATCGGTTTGAATAGATTTAAGATAGTTTAACCACAATCCAAAATCCTCCGACTTCATTGTCTTCCAAACAATGTCTGAATCAAACAATTCTGTTTTTAATAATTGCTGTTGGCACAGTTGCTGCCCAGTTAATCTAACAGGTTTTTTATCAATGGTTAAAATATATTTAGGTGGCTTAGTATTTATCTTTTGAAAAGAATCTACAGAAAAATTATAATTGTTTCTTCCTATTCCTAATTTTCTTTTAATACATAGATCTTGATTACAAAATCTTTTTGCTGGTGGAGTATTACATTTATAATTATATTCTTTTTCTTTACTTAAACTGTGAATGATTGTTGCTTTAACTTCTTTTGCAGGTAAAGCATTCTCTCCCCAATTTCTATTTACGGTTTGTAGTTCATCTTCCCAGGCACCTTCTTTACCTAACTTCTTAATCATGCAGACACCCACATTGAATAAGGCTTCGTTTCTTCCACCTGCTTCCATGTTAGTTGTCATAAAAGATTGCACACATGGAGGATATTCATTGAACATATCATCTCCCGTATCTTTCATTTCTATTTTAATATTGTAAAAATCTTCTGGTTTAACTCTAAATTTACTTACAGCTTTTTCTAAATTCTGTATGGGTATCGAGTGGCCAGTGTCGTTTATTGCGTAACGCATTGTTGTTTCAGCGTTATGGTAGGGTAAGTTTAACCAGTTACCTATCGTGCCTAACTCTACGTTAATTGTTCTTTGTTTAGGAAATATTTCACAATCACCAAATCCTAATACACCTGCTATCTCTGTTAATTTATTTATCATATCAGATGCTGGAACAGTTCCATTAATATGTAAAAATAAATGAAGTCCTCCAGACTTAGATCTATATGGAAATAGAGGAAGATTTAAATCTCTAATTTTTTTAATAGTAGATTTAATATCCATAGAATATTTATCTACATCAATACATCCCCACTTACAGTTGTTGTCTTTCATGATAGGTACAATACCTAAAGACAATTCACCTTTAAGATGTTTATCAAATAACTCTTGTGTAACCGCTCCCTTTTTCGTAAGTGCCTTACCCTCAGCCTTACCATCGGCCCTACGAGCCCCATTTAGCTCGTAGGTACCGTAAGCAGAATCTAATCCGCTAAATAGGTCGCTAAAAAATTCTAGCGATACCATATTTAAAATGGATTAGCTTCGTTAGATGGCTGTTCTGTATCTTGAGAAAGATTGACCTTAGCCATTCCTTTTTTACAAGTTTCGTAAAAAGCTTTTGCGCCTTCTAGTAAAGTTGCGTTTGGAATGTCCTTGTCATGTTCTACTTCCCACCCGTACCATGATCCTAAGTTATTTTTCTCTAAAACAGTTTTTAGAGTATAAACTTGTGACCAAGTAGAAGGTTGAAAGAAACCGTTCTTACCTTTCCTTCTTTGAGAAAGCATCATTGAATTCCACTTCTTAGATTTCTTTGCTTGAGTGGCTTTCATAACAATGACTGCTGTTTCTGCAGGTTGATCGTTTTCATCTACCATTAAAACATAGTGATAATGAGTTGGTTCAATGTAGTTACCATTGTCCAATCTATCTTTTCTATCATCACCTCGTTTAGTTTTGGTCATGATGTCTGAATCTGCAGAATATGAATTAACAGGTGCAAGCGAATCAGCTTTACCTCTGTCTGCCCATTCTACATATTCAAACTTATAAAAACATGGAACGACTTTAAATCCATCCTTACCATTATAAAGTTTGTTAAGAACAGTATTTAGAACCATTCCAGGTCTTGCATCCTCAATAAACTTAGAATCACCTTGAGTTACTTGTGGTGAATTGTTTGTGAGAATTTTAAGAAATGGAAGTGACACATCATTGGATGTGATGTTTTCCGCACCAGCACCAGCATATTGTTCTAATGAAGCAATATCTAATGTTGGAGTTGCAGCAGCTTTTTTCTCAACTACCGCGTTTTGCTTGGCTTGTGTTTGTGCCATTTGTTACTCCTTATTTGTTAGTTGTTAGTTTTTATTTTTGTTCTTTGAGCAATATACAATCCAAATAAATCAGATGGTATGTTTTTATTCTTCTCGATTTGTTCTCTAACAAATCCTCGAAGAGTCTGCCAATGAACATCTTCTTTCTGGTCTACGACCAGACCTTTTGATTCTAATTCACTTTTAATTTTTTGTGCATCAGAATCTTCTCCCTTACCAAACGATACGGTTAAATTATTTTTAACCAAATCACCGAAGTTATTATCACGTAGCCATTGAAATGCATCCGCTTTTTTATCTTCGGGTATTTTCGCTGAATAGTAAGGAGAAACTTCCACTGAAGACCCATCTTCAAGTTTCAGTGCTGAGATACCTGCCTCTGACATTTTTGCAGGAATTACATCCTCAGACAGACGCAATTGTTCAGCTTTAGCTTCTTTTAAAGCTAATTCCGCTTCTTCGACTTTTCTGTTTTGGGAAATTAATTCATTGCAAAGTTTTGCAATGTCTTTGGTTTGTTCAGTATCTATATTTATCGTTGTTAGTTGTTCTAGGTTCATAAATATGACCTCCTTTTATTATGCTTGACTATATAGCTATGAATAACTATATGTCAACTATAAAATTATGTTGAACTTGTTTAACTTTAAAACCACTCCTTACGAACATCAAAAAACTGCATTACAAAAAGCTTGGGACAAAGAAAGTTATGCATTCTTTATGGAAATGGGTACAGGTAAAACTAAAGTTGCAGTAGATAATATAGCTTTACTACGTTTACACAAAGGTATTACAGGTGTTTTAATCATTGCTCCTAAATCTGTTTACACTGTTTGGGCTTATGATGAAATAGAAAAACACATGTCACCTGATGTTAAATACTCTACTTACATATGGAATATAGATAAACCTAAACGATTAAAAGAAGCATATAAAATAAATAAAGATTTAACTATTTTTTGTATGAATGTAGAAGCTTTATCTACCACAAGGGGATACAAAGCTGCAGTTGAATATTTAACTAAACACAAAGCAATTACTATTATTGATGAATCTACTACTATTAAAAATCATAAAGCGATTCGTACTAACAATGTTTTAAAATTAGGCAGCTTTTCTAAATATAGACGAATACTTACAGGTTCTCCTGTAACAAAAAGTCCATTAGATTTATACACTCAATGTGATTTTTTAAATCCATCTCATCTTGGTTTTTCTTCTTATTATACTTTTAGAAACCGA